GCAACCAGTAGTCACAGGCACGGTCATATCCTCAACCGCCTTTAACGCCCTTACAGCGGACTTGGCAACGGGTCTGTCTACGGCTATCACAAAGGACGGTCAGACCGCTACAACGGCTCGCATACCGTTTGCACAGGGCATTACATCCACACTGGTCACAGACTCATCTAGTACCTCTACTGGATCAATCATTACTGCTGGCGGTGTGGGTATTGCCAAAAATCTTTATGTTGGCGTAAATGCCAATATTGCGGGTACGTTAAGCGTTACAGGTAGCACCACATTAACCAATCCTGTGATCAACAACATTAAGATGGGTTATTCCACAACTGCTACGGCGGCGGGAACGACTACCTTAACTGTGTCAAGTAACTATCGCCAGTTCTTTACTGGATCAACTACGCAAACCATTGTTTTGCCTGTGACCAGCACTTTGGTTACTGGTATGGCCTTTGAGATTGAAAATAACTCAACAGGCTTATTAACCGTCAATTCGTCTGGCGGTAATTTGGTGGGAACAATACCCGCAGGCGTTTGTGCTCATGCGGTTTGTATTGGAACAACGTTAACCACCGCCGCCGATTGGGATTGGGATTACATCTCAACCACCACAATCACAGGTACAGGCGCTAATGTATTGGGAACTTCTCCAACCATTACATCTGCCACTTTGGTAACACCCGCATTAGGAACACCAACAAGCGGTAGTTTGGTGAATTGCACAGATTTAAATTACACAGGTTATAAAAACCGCATCATCAATGGCGGTATGGCGTTGGATCAACGTAATGCTGGTGCATCTCAAACTATTACAGCGGCGGCGGCATTGGCTTACACTGTAGACAGATGGTATGCCTATTCAACAGGTGCTAACGTCACTGGTCAGCAAGTTGCTGGCGCATACACATCATCACAGTATCGCTATCAATTTACTGGGGCGGCATCTGTTACGGCTATTGGTTTCGGCCAACGAATTGAAGCTAAAAACTGTTTTGATCTGGCAAACACTACAGCCACTTTGTCTTGCTACATTTCTAACTCATTGTTAACCACAGTGACATGGACTGCTTACTATGCCAATACAGCAGATACGTTTGGTTCATTAGCAAGCCCTACGGTTACTTCAATTGCTACTGGAACATTTACTGTATCTAGCACTAGAACACAATACATTGCCAACATTTCTATCCCAAGCGCAGCTACAACAGGCATTCAAATTGTGTTTACTGTTGGCGCACAAACATCTGGCACATGGATTATTGATAGCGTACAGTTAGAAAAAGGCTCAACAGCAACTAGCTTTGATTACAGACCTTATGGTACTGAGTTGAATTTGTGTCAGAGATACTACACATCTTTTGTAGGTACAGTTGCATTTTCCCAATATGGTATTGCTGAAGCAACTAGCGCAACAAAAGTACGTTTTCCTATGCAATGTCCTGTGGTCATGAGAGCAGCGCCAACTTTAACAACAGCAGGAAGTGGTTTTGTTTGGGCAGTAGATAGATTAGGTTCTATTTTAAGCTCATTAACTTTAAATTATGCAACTACGCAAATTCAATCAATTAGCGCAACAGGTTCAAGTTTAACAACAGGTCAAGCTGGTTCTGTAAATGCTGGTAATTCTACTGATACAAGCATTTCATTTTCATCGGAGTTATAAATGTATCAACTAATTGAAGTTAAAGCTGTTACTGGTGAATTCGTAGGGTCTGTATTAAACACATTAGTACGAAGATTGTCTGATAACGCAAGCATTCCATTTGACCCCGCCAACACTGACTATCAGCAATACCTTGAGTGGCTTGCAAAGGGCAACACACCATTTCCAGCGGATGAATCATGAGTGAAGAACTTGAAATTGAATTTGCAGTTCACGAAGCTGTTTGTAAACAGAGATATGAAGCCATTCAAAAGTCATTGTCTGATGGAGACAAGCGCATGACCAAAATTGAATATCTGCTGTATGCGGTAATGATTTGCGTCTTGTTTGGCCCAGGCGTGGCGGCTGAGTTTGTCAAAAAACTTTTGGGGCTATAAATTGATCCGTTCACAGCCGCCCTTGCCGCCATTGGTGCAATCAAGCAGGCCGTATCTTTTTATAAAGACCTCAAAGCAACTTCCAAAGATGTCACCAACATCACAATGGAGATTTCTGGTTACATCGGTAAATTCTTTGATGCCCACGAACAAGTCAAAGCCGCCGTTGTTGAGCAAAAGAAAAACCCGCCAAAGAATAAGTCACTAAAAGCACAAGCCCTTGATAACATTTTTCAGCAGATGGAACTGGAGCGCCAAGCTACTGAATTAAGAGAATTGTTGATCTACGGGGTTGACCCTGCTCTTGGTGCGGTTTGGTCACGGTTTCAAGATGAGTTTGAAAGATTGCAAGCTGAACAAGAAAAGGAGAGACTAGCGCAAGAGGCAAAGGAAAGGGTAGCGGCATGGCAACGGCGAAGAATGCTAAACCAACTTCAAGACAAGGCGCTAATAATCGGGGCGGTGGTAATAGTTTTTATATACCTCCAGCTACTGTTTCTAGCAATCAGACAGATGAGGATAGCAAAATGGGGTTTGTAATTTCTCTGATTGCAATGACGGTGGTGTTTGGTGTGCTTTTGCCCATAATGGCAATGCTGTACTTTGATATTTTGGAAGTGCGGGAGCAGACCAAACAGCAGCAACAAGTTATTCAAAAAATGATTGAAAAAGCAAAGGAAAAATAATGGATTGGTTAAAACAAATTGCACCTACTATTGCCACTGCTTTAGGCGGCCCATTGGCTGGACTTGCTGTTGATGCAATATCTAAAGCTGTTGGAATTGACCCTAAAGACGTTAATAAGACCATTGCCGAGGGTAAGTTAACCGCTGACCAGATAGCCCAGATTAAGACTGCTGAAATAGCTATGGCGGCAAGGGCGCAAGAGATGGGTTTAGACTTTGAAAAGATTGCTGTTGATGACCGTAAGTCAGCCAGACAGATGCAATCGACTACTCAGTCTTGGATACCTGGCATCATGGCTATTGCTGTCACCATTGGATTTTTTGGTATTTTGGTTGGTTTGATGACCGAACACTTTAAAACATCTGATGCACTAATGCTAATGCTTGGGTCACTTGGCACAGCGTGGACAGGCATTATTGCTTTTTACTTTGGATCATCTGCGGGTAGCCAGAAAAAAGACGAGCTACTTCACCAATCTAGTCCAAAATAATGAATTTAAGTTTGCACTTTACCCTTGAAGAATTGACGTTTACAGACCACCGTGAATATGACAATACCCCTAATGAACAAGAGTTAGCCAATCTGAAACGTCTAGCTTTATTTTTAGAAGAAATAAAGAAACTTCTAGGTGGTAAAGCAATCATGGTGAACAGTGCGTTTCGCAGTGCGGAAGTTAACCGTGCAGTGGGATCAACTGATAAATCACAACATAGACTTGGGTGCGCTTGCGATTTTCGTGTACCAAACATGACGCCAGATGAAGTGGTGCAAGCAATTACCAATTCTGATTTGCAGTATGACCAATGTATAAGAGAGTTTGATAGGTGGATTCATGTATCAATTCCAAACATTGAAAATGCTAAACCGCGCAAAATGGCTTTAATCATTGATAAACAAGGCACTAGAACATATTATTAAATTAATTTGTCACATATATGTGTGGTAATACACCCTACTTAACAAGGCGCATATATGAAGATAAATGACCAAGAATTCCTTGAATTGTGGAAACAGTATCAGTCAGCAACTGACATGGCGGCGGCTACTGGGATGAATATCAGGAATATTTCTCGTAGGCGTAGGGCTTTAGAAGTTAAATATGGTGAATCTTTAGAAGCAAAAAAACCTATACAAACTATATCTACAAAACCTAGCGCAGATCGTAAAGACTTGGGGATGTTAAATGGGACTATTATTGTTTTTAGTGATGCTCATTTTTGGCCTGGTATACATACTACGGCATTTAAAGGACTTCTATGGGCTATTAAAGAATTTAGACCCAATGCAGTTATTGCCAATGGGGATATTTTTGATGGCGCTAGTATTTCTCGCTATCCAAGAATTGGTTGGGATTCCACACCATCTGTAATTCAAGAACTTAAAGCCTGTGAAATAGCAATGGGTGAAATTGAAGATACCGCTAAAAAAGTAAGACACAATACTTCATTAGTGTGGAGTCTCGGAAATCATGATGCTCGTTTTGAGAACCGTCTAGCGGCAAATGCACCCCAGTACGAGTTTGTAAAAGGGTTTTCTTTGAAAGACCATTTTCCTGCATGGCATCCATGCTGGGCTTGCTGGCCTACGGAGAATACGAT